TACTACTTAGTGAGGAATTTCCTTGGTATTTTAATAGTGGGATAGTTGCACCAGATGATGGTCAATGTCAATTAACTCATATGATTTTTAATATACGTTTGGGTGGAATACGTTCAAATTTTTATCATTTATTTGATGTTGCCCAAAGAAATTTGGGAGTAGGTCGTTTAGATAGGATTAAATTAAATCTTAATCCTAAAACTGTTTTTCACCGAAAGGGTGGGTATCACTCTGATAATAGTCCAGGGGATCCTGAACAACATAAAAAAACTGCTGTCTTTTATATTAATACTAATAATGGATGGACACACATTAAGAAAGGTGGTAAAGTAAAAAGTGTAGAGAATAGAATAGTTATTTTTGATTCTGATTTATATCATACAGGAGTAACTTGTACTGACGAAATGAGAAGAGTAATTGTGAATTTTAATTATGATTAATGTTTGTGATAATTTTTTACCAGAAGAACTTTTTAATCAATTACAATCAACTATTATTTCTGATTGTTTTCCCCTTTATTTTCAAGATGTTGTTACAGACGACGATAAGACATCAGATCTTGATAATATAGTTTTTACTCATGGAATATATAAAGATTATAGTCCTTGTAGTGAATTTTTTCCTGTAGTATATAATACACTTATTATTTCTCTAAAGAAGAGGTTTGATGATAGGATAAAATCTTTACTTCGGTGTAAGGTTAATTGTTATCCTAGAAGTAAAAGAGTCTGCAGGCATAATTTTCATGATGATTATTCTTTTACTCATAAAGGAGCACTTCTTTCTTTGAATACTTGTAATGGGTGGACGGAATTTGGGGATGGTAGTAAAGTAGAAAGTGTTGCTAATCGTCTTCTTCTTTTTGATCCTTCATTACCTCATGCATCTACATCATGTAGTGATCAAAGATGTAGATGGAATATTCAACTTAATTATCTTTCAGCTCTAGAATGGTAGTTGATAATTATAATTTTAAATTTATTGGTAAGATAAATCCTTCTAGTATTGCAGAGAAGGTAGTTAATTTACCTTTTAAAATGTGGGAGCAATATACTTATCGTCAAAAGACCTTTAATGTTCATCGTCATACTCAAACTATACCTGTTCTTTTTGATGAAGATTTTAGAGTAGATAAACCTACTTCTACGCAGTGGTATTCTTTGTTTGAAGAGGATTTAAGGGGTTTAAAGCAAAAGTTATTTAAAGTTTATGGAGAGGGATATATTGTTAGATGTATTTTAGTGAAGTTAAAAGCAAGGAAAAGTATCCCATCTCATGTTGATGGTACAATGTCATTCACTTTAGCAAAACGTATTCATGTGCCTATAGTTACTACAGATGAAGTAGTTTTTACAGTCGGTGGTGAAGTAAAAAAGATGAGAGAAGGAGAGATGTGGGAAATTAATAACAGTCAGAAACGACATAGTGTGCATAATAAGAGCAGTTATGATAGAATTCATTTAATAATCGATTATGTTCCTCAACACTAAATAAAAATCCATAACTTTAAATGAACGTAAAAATAATAGAGAATTTTCTAGAATCAAGTGATTTTAATAAAGTTACAGAACGTCTTCAGTATCCTGCAAATTGGAGGATGCAATCTAGTAGTGGTTTTAACAAAACTTTTAGCGGTCCTTCAAATTGGGCGATGGATGAGGATGGGTCTCAGCAATTTTTGAGTCTTGAGATAGAAGAGAATGAAGAATTTTATTATGAGTATCTGTTTAATAAAGTTGGAGAGCATGTAGATGGTGATTGTGAATTGCAAAGGATATATTTTAATGGTCAATGGTCTGGAAGAGAATCTGTCCCTCATGTAGATGGATGTGATGCGACTGCATTACTCTATTGCAGTCCCTATCAATATGGATGGGGTGGATTTACTGAAATTTTTACAGCAGAAGGACCCATGACTATTCATCCTTTTCCTAATAGATTAGTAATATTTCCGGGGAATAATATGCATAAAGGATACTCGTTTTCTTATCAAAGATGCCCTATGAGAGTTACCTTAGCATTTAAGATCAACACTAAATAAAAACACATAACTTTATATTGATATGCCAACATACCCACTGAAACATAAAGAGACTGGTCAAACCAAAGAATTGGTCATGACTATGAAAGAATATGATGTATGGAAGAAAGAGAATCCTGAATGGGATAAAGATTGGTCAAAAGGATGTGCTGGAGTAGGAGAAGTGGGAGAATGGGCTGATAAGCTTCATAAATCTCATCCTGGGTGGAACGATGTTCTGAAGAAAGCTCAGAAGCAACCAGGATCTATACTAAAAACAATGTAATTTTATGCCAAGGAAAAAAGCAGCAGGTATTAGTACTAATCCCGTTCCTAATGGGATGAGCGCCAGAACAATGAAAAGAAAGAAACCAATCAGTTTAGATTATATTAAAAAGATTGAGCCTCTTACTCAGAATCAAGAACAGTTCTTTGCCAAGTATAAAGAAGGGCAGAATTTGGTGGCTTATGGTGTAGCGGGTACTGGTAAGACATTTATCACACTCTATAACGCATTAGCAGATGTCTTGGATTCAAAGACTCCTTACGAAAAGATTTATATTGTTAGGTCTCTGGTTAGTACCCGTGAAATTGGGTTTCTTCCTGGTGATCATGAAGACAAGTCCACACTTTATCAAATCCCTTACAAACATATGGTAAAATATATGTTTGAAATGCCTGATGATGCATCATTTAATATGTTGTATGGGAATTTAAAAGCCCAAGGTACTATTGATTTTTGGAGTACTTCTTTTATTCGTGGCACTACTTTTGACAATGCTATATTATTAGTGGATGAATTTCAGAATTTAAATTTCCATGAATTGGATTCAATCATTACCAGAGTAGGTGAGAATTCTAAGATCATGTTCTGTGGAGATGCTACTCAGACTGATTTAGTTAAACAAGCAGAGAAGAATGGAATAGTTGAGTTCATGCGCATCTTGCGTAATATGCCATCCTTTGATACAATAGAGTTTAATGCAGAGGATATCTGCAGAAGTGGTTTAGTTAAGGAGTATATTATTGCCAAACTTGAGATGGGACTCGAACTGCAGACTATGTAATGATTCATAATGATTTTTGAGCATGTTAATATTGATCTTCCTCAATTAGAGAGAGAAACCATTGATGGTGTCCGGTACTATGATGCGCCTGGTGGAAAGAAATTAGTATCTATAACTTCTATTACCAGCTGGATTAATCGTCAGATTTTTTTAGATTGGCGTAAGAGAGTAGGAGAAGAGACAGCAAATAAGATTACCAAGGCTGCTACTAGTCGTGGTACTGATATGCATACCTTGACTGAATGTTATCTTCAGAATAGAGATCTTCCTCCTGTTAAACCTTTACCTGAATACCTTTTTAAACAATCTAAGCCTGAACTCAATCAAATAAATAACATTCATGCTATAGAAACCTCACTTTATAGTGAGAAATTGGGAGTTGCTGGAACAGTTGATTGTATAGCAGAATATAAAGGAGAACTTGCTATCATAGATTTCAAGTCTTCTAAGAAACCTAAACCACGTGAATGGATTGATCATTATTTTGTGCAGTGTGCAGCATATGCGTGTATGTTTTTTGAGATGACAGGAATTCCTGTTAAAAAGTTTGTAATTATTATGTCTTGTGAAAATGGAGAGTGTGTGGTTTATGAGGAATATGATAAGAAAAAGTACATCAATTTACTCTCAAACTATATTAGAGAGTTTGTTGAATTTAAACTCCAAGACTATGTTAAATCCTGAAGAAAATGATTTAAATTCTCTGATAGAGAATAAGTTTTATTGTTCTCGTAAATTTGCGGAGGAGATTGAAACTATTGTTAAAGACAATAAAGATATGAAATATATTGATGCTATTGTTTTCTTTTGTGAAAAAAATAATCTTGATGTAGAAGTTGTTCCTAAGTTGATGTCTAAACCTTTGAAAGAAAAACTTAAATGTGAGGCGATGGAATTGAATTTTTTAAAGAAAACCTCTCATGCTAAGTTGCCATTATGAATGATATTTTGGAAATGAAGAGACTTTTACCGGAATCTACGTGTCCGGTAATGATGACTCGTATTCCTAAACCTATTATGAAAGAGATAGATGGGTGGGTTAAGGAAGGTAGAAAGGTTAAAGATAATCCTTTAGGGGAATTGAGATCTCATGATAATTATGGGTATAATAACAATCCTGAGAGAAAGAGATATAATTCCTATCAAACTTCTGTTCCGGTACATTTGGTTGATAATTCTTATTGGTTAGCGTGGACATTGAGATTGGCTACCAAGTATTGGGGTGCCACTAAATATGATCATCGTCAATTTAAATTGGGAAGATGGGATGGTCATTGGGATGGTTATGATCTTTGGATTAATTTTGCCTATCAAGGAAGTGAGAATCCTGTTCATTGTCATAGAGGACGTCTTTCTGGGATAATCTATTATAAAAATGCAGATGAGCATATAACTGATTTTCCTCAATATAATGCAGCATATTCTGGGAAACCAGGAACGATGTTAATGTTTCCTGCTGATGTTACTCATGGAGTATCTCCAAAGAAGAGTAAAAACGAAAGGATTACCATGGCTTTTAATATAGATGATGCAATACCAAGTAGCAGAAATAATGCCTAAAGTGACACCTTTTGAGACCTATAAAGCTTTCATTGCTTTGAAGACTCATTTTTGTAAAGATGGGTATGATTAT